ATAGAAAATTCTTCCTCGATTGAAGTTTTATTTCTCTTTGCCGCATTTTCATAATATTCAAAATATTCTTCCTCTTTTAAAAGTCTAAGAATAGGTGGATTTCTACGTGTAATAATACGCCTAAAATCAATAGAATTTTTAATTGCTTCAAAAGGAATATATTGCGTTACAATGTATGGTTTTCTAGTCTTTGGAATAGTGAGATGATAAATTTGATCACTAATATTAAAAGACATAGAAATCTGGGTAGAGCCCATATTCTGGACATATACCTCTTTCTCTTCTGCAAAATACTTGATAAAACTTGTAATTGTGTTTCCCGAAAAACCTTCATTATTGGATTTCATTTTCAAATCTCCTGGCTCTCCCTTTAATCTTATTATAAAGGGGTCCTTGTTAAAAACGATAGCTGAATTATTCTTAAGAAGAATTCTAGCCTTTGCAGGACTGGTATATGATAAAAATTTATTGTCCAGATCTAGGACAGGTATGTTCTTCTCAGACATTTCCAGCTCTCGCTGATCTCTCTTAAAGTTAATTCTCTAAGAGGTTAATGTTACAAAAAATAAAAGACCGGGGAGTCGAAAGGAGGAAAAGCCCCCCCGGTCTCAATTAAGCATATAAACTACTTGGATCCTTTTGCCGCTGCACGGGCATTAGGAATACCAAAACCAATCATTTCCACGAAAGCCCAACCTTTTACAGTCTCTTTGAGGCTGTATTTGTTGTAAGGCTCAGAGAAAAGACTAATTCTTTCACCCATCTCACCCAAATAATCTGCACCAGTCGTGGCGTAGAAAGTACCGGCAGGAATAACTTCCTCAGAAATAATACCAGCGGAGGTAAGGATTTGCGCATTAAGGATGTTACCAATATAACCGGAAAGCAGCAATTCTCGCTCAGTGACCATATCAACTGCAGCAGACATAGTTTTAACAATGTCAGAAATTTCAGCACGGTTAATCCAGAAGTTATCAACAATCAGACGATGACGCTCAACCTGGAATCTAACATCTTCAAAAGCACCAACACCAAGAGACGCAAACGTGGTCTCAGTATTAACTGCCGTTGAAATTCTGTCCACCAGATTTATCGCAGCTTTGTCCTCTTGAAGTTCAATTTCCTGACGAGCAGTATCCTGCGCACGATCCAGAACATCAAAGTTCATCTGATAGATGTCTTGAATGTCAATGGTCGGGAAGGACGTGACTTTGAATTCTTCAGGGGTGATCCATTTGGTTTTGATGCGAGCTTCAGGAGTCTGACCATCTTGACCAATAATGTACGCAACGGAACGAATATCTTTAGGAATACGGAAAAGCTCGGCTTGTCCCAATTTCCTTACTCGATACATTTTACGAGCAAAACCTTCATAGTCCAAGATCGCCTTGATAGGAAGAGCTAGCTCTTGCCCAACAAGTTTGAAACCTTGTCCAGTCGGGTCGTTAAGGGCAGCGGCGAGGACCTTACGTCGCTCATCGGTGCTCATCCGGCTCTCAGAAGCACTACGAGCAGTAAGACCATTAGAAGGGTCTTTCGTAACTTTTCCTAAAAGCTGGTAGATTTGATGAAGAGCATCGCTCTTATCATAGGCATTAAGTTCGCCCGCTTTGTCGAACATACGCCGATCCGATTGCCCAGCAGTAACGCCACGGGACGAAGAACGGTCATATCTTTGAGGGTTGAACTCACCACCCTCATCAAACAAAGTTTCATCTTTTTTAGAAGCAAGCGTACTCTTGGGATCAACTCTAACACCCCTAGGAGAAGCTTGATTCTTCGCAATTTTTCTATACGGATTCATAATTTAGCTCCTACTATTAGAACGAGGTTTTAATTCCAAGATACGGATCATCAGGTGTTGGAACCTGAAAAACTGTACCGACGTTAAAAGTACCCGAACCACCAGCAACTGTTACATAACCTGTTAGATTATCTGCAGCTACACCAGCTTCGAGTTGGAGACCAACCGTGTACGTTTGCGCCGGATCATACGCAGTCGTAAACAGAATAGCATCGCCTGTAATGACTGTAACTTTTCCACCTTGAATCGTTACGTCATCATCAAAGTTCCAGAAGTTGTGACCGTCATCAGACAGTTCTTGGGCGGTCATAGCATACTGATAGCTCACATAAACATAACCACCATCAGGAATACCAGTGGAAACACGGACGATTGTTCCATTAGTATAGCTAACAGCATAATTAGTGGTCTCAGTGTATGCACTGCCAGTAAGGGCTGCAGCAACACGAACACCTGCCGAAGCGATACCAACATTTAGAAGATTCGCATGTGACAGATTAGTAGGAACCGAGGTACCGTTAAGTTGAATGTACTCTCCGACTACAGCGCCGTAAAAGCTGGTGGTCTTATTATACTTAGCCCACCCGAAAGGTGCCACGCCGACAGACTTAATGATCTGTTGATCAGAGTTCAAGTCTACAAGCATGCCCGCAGAAAAAGTTGTTGTGGAAAGCGCAACGTAATCACCAAACGCAGTAATGTATTGGGATCTATTAAGATCAAGTCCCCTTGCGACGGTGTCTACTTGAAAGGCTTGCCTTTGACTAGAAAGTGTCATTTGCCACTCCTCCTAGAGTTCTCGTGGTTATAATACTGCTATCCTTTTATGCGCAATGCCCTACGGCTAAGGCGCGTGTCACCAACAGCAGACTTAATACCACCAATTAAATTATTATTATTAGAATTAGTACCGGCGACGACCTGGGTACTCGGATTTCTAACAGCAAAGTTTCCTTCGGAAGCAGCCTTCCTTAGGGTTTCACTCTTTTTAGACGCCTTTTTAAGCGACGTTTTAGGAACATCCACAGGTTTTACACGAAGATCTGACAAGTCAGCTTCCATATCGTCCAAATATTCATCACTCTTCTTCATTAAAGAAGAAGTGCGCTCCAATAGTTGATCGACAAATTGATTGTGTCCTTCTTGTGAAATGTTCTCTACTAAATCACTAGCAAAATCAGCTTCCATCCCAGTTTCAGAAACTAGAACATCAAATGAAGCCGCTTTGTACGGATTGTGATCATAGTTCAATTCCATGCGTTTTGCAGCCAATTTCATAGCTCGAACAAATTTGACAACAAATTTGTTCTGCGCTTCCTTAGCCATCTTTTTAGCACGAGCTGAATACAATTTCTTATAATTATCTTCAGCATTTTTGTAATCTACATCTGCATCATCTCGGGTATCAGAATCAGGAGTTTCCAGTTTTTCAGAAATAACATCATCAGCATCTGATGTGACAGAACTTGGGGTAGCATCAGGTTTTTCTGCTGTAACAACCTCAGCATCATCATCAATACCGGCTTCTACTTTATCTGGAGTTTCTTTTGTAACAAACTCAGCATCCTCTAAAGTATCGCCAGATGGAGAATCAAGCTCATCTTTTATAACATCTTCAGAATCACCTGTAATTGGGGCAGTAGCAGAAGGAGTATCAATATCCATGTTAGTGTCAATTCCATCGTCTACTCCCGCCATAAGACGAGAACCACATTTTGCTGCTGCCATTTTCAAACCTTCATAGACAATCCAACCATAAACCTTATTGGCTGTACGCCTTAATGCATCAATGTCTTCTTTTATCTCACTACGGGTAATAGCATAAAATGCAGGTTTACCATCATAATATGCACAAATATCTCTACGAGGAGTAATCTTAACTCTAACTTTTGAAGCTGAAGAACCTTTTTTGCATTCTTCTTTACATTCGTCTTTATCTTCCTCTTTGTCCTCTTTTTTATCTTCCTTTTTTTCGTCCTTCTCTTCTTTTTCCATATCTTCAGCTCTCCTCAAAATTCTAGCTTTTAAGTCTTTAAGATCATCTTTGTCAGAATCTTTATCATCCTTCTTATGAGGAGGACCATCTTTATCTTCTTTGTCTTCTTTGTCTTTTTTGGGTTTAAAAGGATCAGGCTTGTCATCCCTAGGAGAATCGTCTTTATCAAAACCTTTTTCTTCTTTTTCTTCAAAAGGAGATTCAGATTTCTCATGCTTTTCTTTCGAAGGACCGTCTCCCATTCCTTTACCTAGACCTTTACCCAAACCTTGATCCGGATTCTGATCATCCCCAAAAGGACAACCGTCAACTCCCTTTTGAACTTCTTTTTCCATATGCATAAGAGGATCATTCCCCAAACCCTTGGGAGATTCTTTTCCCATATCCATTGGAGATTCTTTTCCCAAACCCTTGGGGGATCCTTTGTCAAGACCTTTATCAAGACCCTTACCCATATCCATCAAAGGATCTTTTCCCATATCCATCAAAGGATCTTTTCCCATATCCATCAAAGGATCTTTTCCCATATCCATCAAAGGATCTTTTCCCATATCCATGGGAGAGCCCATGCCCATATCCATTGAAGGACCCATTGAAGGACCCTTACCCATATCCATTAGGGGGTCTTTTCCACCAAGATCACC